CCCCCGCCATAAATCTTTGTCACGCCGTTGACGTCTTCGATGATGAGTTGCTTGACTTTGGCGAGGTCAACCACCAGCTGACTGACCTTGCCGCCAAGACTGCCCTGCATTGCGGCGCTGGCGTCCGTGGTGCTCTCACCGGTCGCCCGCAGGGTGCTCTTGCAACCGCCGTCAATGGACAGTTCCAGCGACATGACCGCCAGCGTGTGCGCCACGCCCGCCTTGTCCGTGATGGTCACCAGGTCGCCGGGCTCGGTCAGAAGCCCGTGGAAGATGTCGCAGCTGCCGACGGTATAAGCCAGCCCGCCGATGGACGCCCACACGGCGTCCAGAATGGCCTGGGTCATGTACGGGTTTTGGATGGAGATTCCCACCCCTGTGCCGCCTGCTGTGTATGTGTTGGTGGTGACCGACGTGTTGCCGTCGCCGTCTGTGGTGGTCGTCTCCACCTCCGCCTGGATGCAGGCCAGGGCAGATGTGCCGTCGATGGACAGGCCAGCATTGTAATAGTCGCTGGGGCTGTAGCTCTGGCCGCTGTCGGAAAACCAGCGCAAGGCCAGCTTGCCGTCCCGGTCGATGAGTGCGTTACAGCCCGCCAGCGCCGCCAGGTAGCCCACCATATCCCGGCAGGTCTTGCCGGTCAAATCGCCCACTACGCTAGTCGTGGACGCTGCCGCAGGCAGCGTTGCCAGGGTCAGACCGCACTGGGTGGCCACGTCGGACAGCACTGCCGCCACGGTGGCGCCAGAGGACACGGTAGGCGTATAGGTGCCGCCCAGGGCGTAATAGGCAGCGTCGTAGGCGGTGACCGTTGTGGTGTCATCGACTTGTTTGCAGGTGGCCACCACAAAGGTGCCCAGCGGAACATACTGGACGGTTCCGCTCACGTCCGCGCCCACGGAGACCGCAATGGTCTTATCCCTCAGATTGTGCGCCCCGGACAGCGTCAGCGTGACCATGGCCGCCGTCACGCCTCCAATGGTCACCGTATCCATCCCGCCAAAAGAGCCGGAATAAACGCACTTTTTGACCTGCTCCGCCCCGATGGTCGTAGACCCGTACACTACCTTGGTGTATAGCTTCTGCGTTGCCAGGGCAGCGGCTAAGGCTGTTGTTGTGTTATACATAATCTGTCACCTCACTTTTCGATTGCATCCACCGACACATCTTTGATGTACTGGTAGCCATTCGCCCAGGAGTAGACCGTATAGGTGGGTGTGCCGAAATACATGGTCTTGGTCACTGTCGCGCCGGTGGCATCGGTGAATTTCACCGGCACAAAGGGGTGGCCACCATCGGAGACAGCTGCCTCGATAGTGGCCACCTGCGCCGGTGTCAACAGTGCCCAGCGGATGGACATTTTCGTTTTGATGGCAATGATAGTGCCCGTCATGCCGCCGTCCGCCGTTCGTCCGGTGTCTTCCGACCAGATTTTCTCCCGGGTGATGGTCACGCCCTCTGCCGCCGGAGTCGGCATTTGCTTGCTGTTGATATACAGCTCACTGACCGTGATATTTGCCATACTGCCGCCTCCTCACATATAAGCAGCCAGCGGGTTGACGCCGGTGGCTTTGGCCTGGCCGTTGATGTAGTCGATAGTGCTCCGTGCGATGGTACGACCGTCCAGGTTGGTGTTGACCGTGACGCTCCCGCCGCTGCTCTGCCGCATTGCGGCCACATCAGAGCGGATTGCCCGCAGGAGAGCGACCAGCTCAGCCATGTCGGAGTCGCTGATTGCGTTGTCAGTGCTATACATAGACGGAGCGGTGGGCTGCGGCAGATCGTACAGATGCTGCGCCAGGAGCTTGGCTACCTGTCCAGTCCATTCGGTGTTCCGTTCCAGGGGAATGATGGCTTCTTTACCATCTTCCCCCACTTCGTTAAGTCCAAAAAACGTTCTGCGCCGCACAACGCCGCCCTTTGCAAATTTGCCACCTCGACCAGAATAACCGCCAGTGTCAATGGTTGTTACACCGCCTCTGGTTACCACTTTGACCTTATATGGCTTGACACGTTTTAAATAGACCGACAGCGGCACATTTTTACCCTTGACGTTGGTAATCCATTTTTTCTTGTTTTTGTCGTAATACTTATCCTTTGCAACTTTCGCCTTGATTGCCGCAACTTTGTCACTGATGCTATCATAGATGCGCTTTTTGTTGTTGTCATAGGCTGCATCTTTTCCAACTTTGGTTGTAGCCGTTGCAGTCTTGTCTCCGACCGTACCATATTTTTGGGCGCCGTCCTCAAATGTTTGGTCTACTTTGGCTTTGATGGTCGCTGTCCAAGTGGAGCCACCGGCACTTTTGGCGCTGTCGTTGATGCTGGAAACGGTTTTCGTAGAGCCGAGGCCACCGGTGTCCTGCTTCCACTTTCCTCCGCTTTCCTTATTGCCATAACCAAAAAACTTCTTCAACCCCTCGTAAATGTCACTGACGGTCACTTTACTGTTGTACCAGTGCTCGTTCCCTTTTCTTGTGCCATTCGAGTTAAAATCTTTGTCTGGGTCGTACCCGGCTTCTTTGAGGATTGCTTTCACCTTGGTATGCAACAGTCCAGCTACGCCCTGCATCACCATAACCGACCCAACAGCTAACGTGATAGGTAACGCTATACCAGAAATTCCAGCCATTGATGTAGTTGCGCCTAATCCGATCGCACCACAAATTGCGTTTGCGATTTTCACGCCTTTCGCAACGGTAAAAAGCAACGCTATATCAATCGCCAGAGATTTGCTAATTCCTGCGCTCTCCAAAAAATCGCTGAATGCTCGCGCAACTTCGCTTATGCTGATTTTGGATATAGCTGTTACGAGCATCTCGCCCAGGCCGGCAATCAGCTTGCCAGCAGTTCGTCCCGCCTTTTTCCAATCAACCTTCTTAAAAAATTTGTTGACATTGTTGGCGACAAAGGTGCCGATCTGGCTCCATTTGACAGTGCTTGCAAAGCCATACAGCCCGCGGATGCCCGCATTGAGCAGGTCAGCCAGGAACGACCCAAAGTTGATGTCAGACTCGTTGATGCGTTTGATAGCTCGATTGATACCGGTCGCAATCCCCTTGCCCAAGCTCTCGAATCGAGCGTTACGGATAAACGTACCTGCAATGTCGATAGCCGCCAAGAGCCCATCAGAGATGGTATCCCCCAGCAGCCCCCAGTCATAGCCCTCTACCAAGCCGTTGAACACATCCGCAAAGCGGCCAGCCCACAGCACGCCCTTGGGGCGCAGGACATTGTTAAACCAGTCGTCCACCGCCTTTGTGGCGCTGTTGAGCGTCTCGCTGATGCGGGTGCCGATGCCGTAAAAGTCACCTTTGGTCAGTAGGCTGTCAATATCGTTGATGAGACTCTCCAACCATTTGGGGAGCTTCCCGGCGATGCCTTCCGTACCTTCCGCTTTGTCCTGCTTCGCTTTCCCGCCGGATCCGCCCGAACCACCGGAGCTGCCAGCGTCGGACTGCTTCTCTAGTTTTTCGATCTCATCAAACCCCGCAATGAGCTTGTTGTACTCCTTTTGGGCTTTGGCAGCGTCCTTGGTGTTGTCGGCTACGTCCTTTGTGGCGTCCGCTGCCGCTCCTGCGCCGGTGCTGACGGTCGTCCACCCCTCGCCGAAGATGTTGGTGATGAGGGAGGCCACAGCGTCAACAATGCCGATCAAATACGGCATGACCTTGCTAAGCAAGTTGACGCAAAGATTGATAGCAGGCGCAAGGGCGTTGGTTAAACCATTACGCAAGCGGTTGATAGACGCCGCCGCTGCGTCATTGGTGTCCATGTACCGGGTGACAGCGCTTTGCAGCTCTCCGATGCCGGAGGACGCCCGCGCAAGGTGTAAGCCCAAATTAACGATAGAGATGCGTCGGATAGATCTCAATAGCCCTTCTACTTTGCCTGTGCTGCTCCTGGACGTGTTCCCGATTCCTGCGATTTTGTTTTTGACAGAGGACAATCCTTTTCCAAGGCGGTCGCCGGCGGAAATGAGTGCATTGTACAGGGCAGATGTCCTGGATAGGCTCTTTGCGTTGCTGTTGAGCGCTTGGTTGTTCTGGCGGACTTTGCCTGCCATTTCCTCGGCTTTTTCCCCAGATTGGGCGAGCTTTTCGCCTAACCTCTCGGCTTTATCCACAGACGCCTCCATTTGCTTTCGGAGACGGGCAAGACCGCTTTCATTTGCGAATTTCAGGTTGCTTTCGCCGATATTGTCGATGGCAGTGGCCAATTTTACGACCGCTTGGCCTGCCGTTTCCGCTTCTCTGGTCAGCTTTTGGACTCGTGCGCTGACGTCTTCAACGTTGAGCACCTCATTACCGTCAAAAACCGCCGTGTAATTCGTTCCCTTCGTTGCTGCAAGCTGCTGTTTCAGACTGGCAATCCGGTTATATAGCTGGTCAACCTTTTCCGATGCCGCGTCCATCTGCTTTTGGATGGGCGTGCCCAAATCAACCCCGGACGCCTTCGCGTCCATGATGGCCTGATACGTTTTCCCCCATTTCGGCCATTTTTTGAGATACTTTCTCCATCTTTTTGGCCGTCCGTTCTCCAGCTCGAGTTATATCCTCAAACCGTTGCTGGTTCTTTTGGAGCGCGTCTGTCGCAGAGTTCAGCGCCCGCCCCAGCTTCTGCGTACTCTTGGACGGGGAGTCCATCGCCACTTGCGCCTTGCGTTTGATGCCCTCCAGCTTGCTGTCCATGCCCGCAATGGAGCTGGACAGTGCCTGCATTTTCTGACGGTAATCCTGGATGTCGGCGGTAAATTTCGCCCGAATTTCTTTGATTGTTACGCTGCCGTCAGCCATGGTTACCACCTCCTGCATGTCGCCACATCAGGCGCTTGTACTTTTCCACCTTGCACCGCATGATTTCATCGTCTGTCCAAAACGGGAAAACCTCCCAAATTTCTGGATTCGCGCCATTGGAGAAGTGCGCTGCGACCATGTGCGCCTCGCCAACGGCGACTTGTGCGAGCATTTGCCCGTCACGCCGCCGCCGCTCAAATACAGCCTTGATCTGCGTCAAGATTTCCCCCAGCGTCCAATCCCAAACCTCTATGGCCGGTATTCCGGCGATGACTCCTTCTTGCACGATGTCATCCAAGGTCAGTTCTCTGCCGCTTCCGCATCCTTCTCCCCCGTAGGGTCCAGGCTGGCATAGGTTTCCTCCACAGCCTTTGTGATCGCTTCCATGGTCTTGCCTGCATTCGTCTCGTTCATGATGCCGGAGGCCACGGCGATGCCCAGCGAAATTTCGAAGAACCCATCTTCACCGGCAACACCATCGTCTACCAGCAGGTCGTAGATCATTTCGCCGTCAACAGTCGGGTTCTCATTGCCTTTGTAGTTTGCGGATGCGCCCAGGATAGCGGTCATCCTCTCAGCGTTTGCAGCGCTTTCCAGAATCAGTTGGAGCCCCGTCGCATCAAACCGCTTCTCCAATACTTTCTGTGCGCCTGCGGTCAGGCGGAACTGATACTTGTCGTTGCCAATCATTCTTTCGTAAGTTCTCATAACTTTCCTCCAAAATTAGACGGGAGAGGCCGAAAAGCCCCTCCCTTTGTTGTTTTTACGCATCTCCGGGTTATCAGCCCCCACCGGTACCAGCGGCCGGATTAGTCACCGTCCAATCGCTCTGGAGACCAACGGTCAGTTTTGCCATGATCAGCTCGTCAACCTTGACGCCAGAGGTGTAAGTGGTGATGTAACCAGTGGTGGCAAATTTGGTGCCGTCCGGAAAAGTAACCGCCACGGGGACGACATTTCCGGCAGTTTGCAACGCCTTGATCTTCCGGTAGTCGGAGTCGGCAGAACTGTTATCAAAGAAGTAGGTAATCTCAAAGGACTTGGTGTCCTGAACGCCAGGGACGTTCTTTTTCATGGAGTCTTTGAGACAGGTGGCGTCCAGGTCGGAAGGCGCACCACCGATGTCGCCAATCTCCTGCACATAATTCATTTCGACCGAGTTGATCTCCACCTTGATGCCAATGGAGGCAATGCCCTGTCTGGTAGCGTTATCCGCCATAATCAATCATCCTTTCTTAATCAATTAGGCGCATAAATCGTTTGTCGACCTTGCGCCCAAATCGGAGTGCTTTGCGGAAATATCCGCCGTTTTTATCGTATCTGTCCAACGGCTGGGAGGCGGTGCGGCGGAAGCCGATACCCAGCAGCGCATCATTGACCAGCGGCGCCAGCTCACGCACGGCGTCCGCCTCTGCTGCCCAGACGTCAATCTGATAGGCCAGGTCGTCCACGCAGCGCCAGCTGGTGGACGCATTGGTGATCTCCGTCACCGTGATGAGGTTGCCGGTGATGGACGTCCTCGGCCACTGCTCGGAGACGGTATAGGGCAGCGTGGTATCCAGGGACGCCAACGCCTGCCTGATCTGCGGGATGGCGTCAACCATGCCGGGGTAGTCACTCATCGCGCAGCACCTCCAATACCGTATCGCCAAAGTCCTTGGCGATTTCGTCACCGTATGCCTGGACGGCATTGTGAAACATTGCCTTTGGCGGCTGGCCTCTTGTATAAGTAAAAAGGCTATAGTCCTTAGGCTCTCCGCCGTGTCTGGCCGCCTTGATATGCTGTCCGGCCTCGCCGGAGTACCACCACCAGCCCTCGGCCACATGTGAAACCTGAACATCTCCAGGATACCCAGTCTCCTCTGCAACGGGGCCGGTGCCAAACTCCAAAAATACGGCAACCGGATAGTCAGATTTTACGCCGCCGGTTATCGTGTCTTTGTCGCGCTCGACAAAGCTCTGGATGCTCTCTCTAGTCCTGCCGCCGTTTTCGATACCGACCGGCGTCATCGCTCTGGTCATGCCCGCCAACATATCTGCGTGTAGTTTTGCTTTCCGTCCCAGCTCCTGCATGAGCGTATCGGCAGAGCGTTCAACAGCCGCCTGGAATTTCCCCAGGTCTCCCATATCACACCGCCTCCAATGTCACATACCGGTGGTTTGGCCAACTCTGCACCGCCTTGACCTCCCATGTGCCGCCGTCAAAAATGCAGCGGTCGAATGGGGCGATCTCAACAGCGCTGTCGTACAGCACAAAAGCCGCCGTCCGTGCCGGTCGCTCGCCGGACGCATCCACCTGGATGCCGTCGCTTGTGATCTGCCAGCAGACGCCGGACGCTTTTCCTTCCTCCCCTGTATAGTCGGGGAAGGTCATGTCATATTTGCGCACTGGGTCACCTCGGCTGTCCGTGGTCTGGATGGAGCGATACAATTTCCATGCCCTGCGCCATGCGCATGGTGTCTGTCTCATCTCATCCGCACCTCCCGGTATCTGGCCAGGCCAGCCAAAACATCCTGCTCTGCCGTGGCGTAGTCGCCGGTGGTCAGGTAGGTTTCACTCTGGCTGATCTCGTTCTCGGTGTAGGCGCTGGATTTCACGCCGCCAGAGGTGACCCCGGCGGTGTCACGCCGGTAATACAGCGCAGCCAGTTCCACCAGCTTGCCGATCAAGGCATCCTTCACCTCGTCCCGGCGCAGATAGAGGAGCAGAGTCTCCTCCGCCTCCTCTAGTGCGTCCTCCAGGCGAGCAACGCCCTCGCTGTCCTGCTCTGTCAGTTCCAATTTGCGGAGCAGCTTCGCATACGCCTTTTCATGCTGCGTTTCCGTCATATGAGGTCACCTCCTTCGGTCATTTTTCCTTCTTGGCCGTTTTCTTGGCGGTTGCCTTCTTCGGCTCCGCTTTGCGGATTTGATACCCGCACCGCTCCCAGACTTCCACCTGGTCTTCGGTCAAATTGTATTCGTTCCCGTCTTTGTCGGTCGCAATATACATCATGCTGTCTCCTTAGCCCATGGCACGGACGGCCAGTTCCGGATACATGGTCTTGTAACCATACAGGACGTCCATGGACAGGGTTTCCTTCTTGTACTGCATGTTGTAACCTTTAACCACACGCAGGCTCACGCCGTTATAAGAGGTCACATAGGACTCCACGCCGGAGGGGTTGACCAGCGGACGGGTCACAAAGGCGAACGCGGAGGGGTGGAAGCCCAGGTTTGCGGTGTGGCTGCCTGCCAGGGTCACATCGGCATTGTCCTTGATGTCGGGCAGGGCGGGATAGACCTTGACGCCGGTGATAGCGTTGGACGCTGCGGCCGTGCTGTCCTCGGTGACCACATAGTTTTTGCCGTCGATGGTCAGCACATCGCCCTTGACCAGCTTGCCGACCAATGCGGTGCCGTCGATGGCCAGGGTGGTAGCACCCGCATTCACCGCACCGTTGACCTTGACGGCAGAAGCACTGGTGATGCCGGTGGTGTGCTGATGGATGCCCTGGCTCATGTAGTTGTCCAGACCCATCACTCTGCCCAGGGAGCCTTCCCGCAGCGCCTGGGTGCTGCCGCTCTTTTCGGCGTTGACGATGGCGGGGATGGTCACCAGGCTGGCGTCTGCCGCAGTATCCCAGACCGCATAGCGGGGAGAGACAGGCGCTTTGTTGGCGTTGAGCACACGCCGGACGTCCGCCAGGTCTTTCAGGGTGCTGGGGGCGGTGCCGCCGGTGCCGCAGATATAGGGGATGTCCTTGTACAGTGCCAGGCCGTCAGAGTTGATCTTCTGCGCCAGCGCCACGGCGGCAGGCTCCAACACCTGACGCTGGAGGTCGTTGATGTTGGTGGCACCCTGGATGGCGGTGATCTCCACGTCAACGGTGGCGATCTTGTCTAGGGTCACAGGGACGGAGGTCTCCACAATGTCCTGGGCGGTGGTGCCCACACTCTGGTCAAACTCCTTTGCCTCCAGCAGGACGGGCTTGCGTACCTGGATGGTGTCGCCCAGGTTGCGGGAGAAATCGTTGGAAAAGTCCTTGTAGACTAGGTTGGGGAATACCAGGTTTTCGATCAGTCGGGGCAGCGCCGCTCTGGCGATCTCCTGGATGGTAATAAAGCTATTTGCCATAGCATATCATCTCCTTATTTTTTGTCGTAGGTAGCGGCGTAGTATTCTGCGTCGCTCATCTTGCTGTAATCCGGTGCCGGATTGGCGTCTCTGGGCGGTGCGTTGGAACGCATTCTGCCGTTCACGGCGTCGCTCAGGGAGGATTTCCACAGGGATTCAAACGTGTCGATGTTGGCTTTGCTGGTCTCGGCGTCGCTTCCGGTCAGATAAACTGCGAAATCAGCGCTCAGGCCGCGTTTCTGCAACTCGGCGCCCACGGACACCTGCAAGCGTTCCCGCGCAAAAGCGGCACGCTCCTGCTCCAAGGTGGCCTTATCCTTGCTCAGCTGGTACTGTGCCCGTTCGGTGGCGGTCATCTTCTCCAGCCGCTTTGCCTCGTCCATGCTCTCCGCCTGCTCCCTGTCCCAAGTCTGCCTTGCCTTGGTCAGCGCCTGGGTCACCTTGCGGTCAAACTCGCTCTGGTAATCCCGATTGCTGGCAAGCAGCTGGTCAAAGGTCAGGGGTTCTTCCGGCGCTCTGCCCCCGTCCGGGTTCGGGTTGCCGCCCCCGGCGTTTGCGTTGTCGCCGCTGTCGCCGCCTTCCGGCGGAGTGGTGCCGCTGCCAGCGCCCTCCGGAGCGTAGCAGGCAAATGCCAACGGTCTATGTTTGTATCTCATGGTCATGTCCTCCATTTATCGTTGCCCCAGCACATTTCTGGACGCGCCAGCCCCATGCTGTTGCCTTTTGGGTATGAAAAAAGCACGTCTTACAACGTGCTTGAATCAGCATTTTAGAATAGCCCCGAATTTTCGGGGCTACCAGTATATTGGTGAGTCCTATTTTGGACTCATTGAGTTTACCCGCTTTAGATGTCGCCCAAATTGGCGGTATCAATACCACAACAACGTTTTTTCCTTCGGCGGATTTTCTGATTTTGCAAGGCGCTTCAACTCGCGCAGAACGTGCGCAGCGGAAAACGAACTTGCATTGTCGTGCTCTAAGATTTCTCCATCTTTAATGCGGATTTTCATAAACCCTTTCAACTTCTCGCCTTCAGGGTAATAATCCGCCGAAATGCTGTTATCCGTTTTTTTGATGTTTCTTAAGATTACCATAATATTCATCCGCAGCCTTTTGATAATTATACTTCATTGACGCTAATTCGTGCGCCTTCCAATGCTCCAACGTTGGGTTTTCTTTTTTGATTTGCATTTCCAGCAATTCATGTTCGATCAATATCCTGTCGTGCGGCTTGATATCCTTTCCGACCATGAGACGTTGCCAGCTTTGAGCAATTGCACAATCCGAATCAAACCGTCGCCACTCTCTAATATCTTCATCATAGAGTGACTTTTCTTCAAAAAGATACATTTTGATTCGTTTGATGTCCGATTTTCTTTTCCCTAAATTTTTAGCTATCTTCTCCGCATCGGTAGAAAAGTTTCGTATTTCCCTATAATACATTTCCGCAAATTCATCTGCCTCCTTGCTTAGAGGGTCTGTAATTCTCGCTCCTGTTATTATACCATTCCCGCCTGCCGTTGCAACACTTTTCTGCGCAAGGTGCGCATAGGAAACCGTTCTCTGCTTCTACTGCTCCACCTGTTTTCTGTCCGGCACGCCCTGGACAAACTTCTTGTGCCACTCCGCATAGGTCGTATCCCCCGGCACGGTGATGCTCTTTCCTGTCACCGGGTCCCGTGCGGCACGTTTGATCTTGGCGATCACCTGCTCACTCATGTCCGGCATGGTGGTACACCTACAATTTGGATGCATAGGCGGGAAATTAACCCCCGGCCTGGCGTCCTTGACCGGGAAGCGCCGCATATCCAGCGCACCGCACTCCTCATCCGTCTGGGAGTCCAGCGTAGCGAGATAGCGGTAATACTCCAGGTCATAGGACTTGTACCCCAGCAGCGCTCCTTGTGCCGATATATGACAAAACTCCGTGCGGATGAGCCGCATGGAGCGTGCTTTTGCGCCAGAAGTCGCGTCCGTGCCGGTGATTTGTAAGAGCATATCCGACATCTCGCGGAAGCCCATCCCCGCCAGGGTGCCGGTCAAAATGGCCTGCTGCACCGCGTCCGCAAACGCCTGGTTGTTGTTCCAAATGCGCCCGGAAAAGTTGCCGCCCTGCCATTTTTGCCCCAGGATGGCGCGAACTTGCTTGTCCTCCAGTGTCTTGATACGCCTGCCGTACCCTGTGCCCTGCTGGATGTCAAACACCTGCCGGGTGTATGCCTCCTGTAGGGCGTCAGCCAGCCCTTTGCCGACCAACTCCCGTTCCAGCAGACCCAACTGCCTGCAATCCGCCCGCACGATGTCCCGCAGGGCTTCCAGGCGGCTGATCCGGTTGGCATAGGCCGGAGCCTCCAGCATGGCACGCAGTTCGTCTCGCAGCGCCTTGTCTGTGGTGCTGTGGTACAGCACCAACAGCTCCTGCCGATATTTCTGGGTTTCCCGCACCGACAGGAGTTGGCGGGCTTTCTCTGCGTTCAGGCTGTCGTTGTTCCGGACAAATCGGGCAAAAATCCTTTCAATCCGCCCTTGCACGGTGGTCAGCACCTTGTCATAGGCGTCTAACACCGCCCGCGCCGTCCGCTGGGCTTTTCGCTCACTCAAGAGCCCCAGTTTCACGGAGCGCTTGCGCCAATACTTGCGATCACTCATCCTGTTTCAATGCTTTCTTGGTGTCTTCCTCCGCTTCTGTCTCATCCGCCTGGGACGGGATACCATAGATCGCTACATTCTCCTGCTTCTGCCGCCTGATGTTTTCAGCCGCTTCCGCTGGGTCGCGGACAAACCACAACTGACTGAGCAGGGTTCGGTCATCCACAATGCCCTGCAAACTGGTGACCATCTGGACAATCTCACTCTCGTTGATGGGCATGGACAGGGTAAACACCACATCAATATCGTTGACACCGACCGGTGCCATATCACCGTGGGTGACCAGCCAGTGATTATAAAGCGAGAATCGCTCCTTCAGCCCTTTTTCCATTCGGCGCATCTTGTTCTTGGCCAGCAGATTCATGGTCAGGAGTTTCAGCTTCAACGCCTGGCCGGAGCTGTTCCCGGCGAACTGTTCATCGCTCATGTCCACAGTCATGGTCATCTTGTGCATTTCTCGCACCAGTGCGTCTGCCAGCACCTGTACGCTGGACTCATCAAAAGTCTTTTGGATGTACTCGGCTCGTGCGTCCAGCGGAGCGCCATCCAAAAACTTCTCCCGTGCCAGCTTCTCGTCGTCCCCATCTCGGAGGGTCATCCCGAAGAACACCAGCAGCGCATCCACGAATTTCTTTTTGTCCGTCAACCGGTTGCTCATCAGCTCGTCATAGGCGTCAATCAGACTGATGATCTGCTCAAAGTCGCCCTGCCGCTCCCGATTATTGGTGTATGCGATCAGCGGGACAGCGCCGAAATAGTGCTCCCGCCGGTCTGCTACTGGGGTAAATGCCGCCGTGGACAGATCATCGCACCGCAGCTCCTGCACGCCAGTGTCCGTATAGATGGACACTGCGTAATACGTCTGACCGGCCACCGTCTGGCGCTTGTCCCAGACCACGCCGAACAGTTTTTTGTGCTCTACGCTGGTGTCGCAGACCAATACGCCGTTGCGTGGGTCAATGTACGCCGATCGGGGCATGGGCACCTCATCGTCAGACGCATAACATAGCTCCATACAGTCGCCCATGACGCCCATATATTTGCCAATGTCCGCATCAATGGCCGCGATCTGCTGGACATCGTAGGCGTCTTGCAGCGCCGAAATATCCACCTGCTCATTGTCCGCGGACAGCACACCCGCTGCCTCATCCGTTCCGGCTGCCGCTACACTCTTGTCCTTTTGGGGATTGGTGTCGTACTTGACCGGCTCGCCCAGGTAGTAACCCAAGATAATGTCGGTGATGTACTTGGCGTAGTTGATGGTCACAACGCTCTCGCCCTCATCTGGCGGCTTTTTGGTGTTGTCATGTCGCCCCAGATAATACCGATGGAGCTTGTCATAGCGTCCATTTGCCTGCTCGGACGCCGAAATCAGGTGTTGGAGCACCTGTCCTGGGATGTGCTCCAGGTCAGGCACCTCCGCCCTGTCTAGGTAGATAATCACACGCTCACCTCACAATCTTGCTGGGCGCTTGCCGACTCTCACGACCTGCCGCCCCAGTATGGTGGTCACAAAATATCGCACCGCATCCATGCAGTGGTCATTGACTTTGACTGGCTTATCTTCCCCGTGCTCCGCTGCCTTCTCGTCCCAAACATACGCCTGAAATTCCTCCGCCGTATGGACGCAGGAGGCGGAAAACAACAGTGTCCCGGCCTGTAACCGGGTAGATACGTTGCGGATGCCGTCCAACACCTCATTGTCCGCCTGCTGCACCGGGTAGCCTGCTTGGCGCAGCTCCGCAATAAACGAAGCCGCCGAAGGGTCAATCACCACAGCACGAGGACGGTCATCCCCCAGCCAGGCGCCCAGGTCAGCGCAAAACTCTTTGTCCGTTTTCTGCCGTTTTTTCTCCCTGCCGGAATAGTAATACTCTCGACAGCATATCCACCGCTCTGTGCCCCGCTCCCGCTGCCATAGCAGGAACACTGTGGCATTTTGCGTGCCATAATCGCAGCTCACATAGCAGTCACCAGCCAACTCCGGCAGTGTGCCGGTCATGTGCTTGGCCGGGTCGAAGCAGTCATAGATGCGGCCTTCCGCTGCCACCCACAGTCCACGGATGTAACGGTCATAAAACACGCCGGTATACATCGTCTCGTACCGTGCCCGCACCGCCGGGTCTAAGGCCAGGTTGTCCGCCATGGTGAAATGCAGGTGCAGCACGTTGTGTGCCTCTGCTTTCAAAATCCATTCTCGGTAAAACCAATGGGAAGCCCCTTCCGGATTGCAGTTGAACCAGTACCGTGACCCGCTGATACTGCAACGAGCCAACGCCTGCTCCACGAAGGAGCGTGGCATCAACGCTACCTCATCGAAAAGCACGCCCGCCAGCGTCATGCCCTGGATCAGGGTGTAACTGCTCTCGTCTCGACCACCAAACAGATAGAAGGTGTTGACGTGGCCGAAGCCCCACACCGTCATGGTGTTGTCGCTGCGCCGCTCCTGCACCCGCATGATCCCGTCTATCAGGCCGGGGATGAGGGATACCACGTTCCGCCGCAGCGCCTCGATGGTCTTACCGCATAGGGCGAACTTGCAACCGTCAAAGGTGGACATCGCCCAGAGCAAGAAGCCCACAGACATGGCAACGGTTTTGCCAGACCGAACAGAGCCGTCACAGATGAGACCGTCGTACTGATTCAGTTCCGCTTGTTTCCACCACAGCAGCGTCAGCAGCTGTTTCCGGCTGAATCGCTTGTAAACCATTGATTGACTCCTCTATCTGGGCGAACAGATTGTTGTTGGTCTCGCTAACCTCCACCTTCTCCGTGTACTCGCCCTCCATCTTGTTATCCGTGTCGATCGCCCTGATGCGGTCTTTCGGCGCTAGTTCCTCATCCTCCGCAATGGTGCAGAGGATCTCTCGCTTGCGCTGGCGGGTCAAGACCGCGCCCTGGGCGGCTTGGGTTTGTAATTCCGTAAACCTATCCAGAATCTCACTGTTCTGAAAAAGCTCATAGGCGCGGGAATCCACCGTGTTGTCTTTCCACTTGCGTGCCGCCGGGAATGCCTCCAGATATGCCTTGCGCCGGCTCATTCCAACAATCAGACATTGCACAAATTTTTCACGTTTTGCGTTTCTCAGCGCCGGCACAAACTCACCTCCCCGGCATAAAAAGAGCGCAAACCCGTTCAGGCTGCGCTATCTGTTTATATAAAAAGAGACTCATCTCTGAGTCTCTTCAACAGGCGCCCGGATTACCCACCGGGGTCTCACATTTCTGTGCGTTCTCCTTCCTGAACTACTACCTGTTATTATAATAGTACCACGCCTTTTGAGCTCTTTCAAGCATTTTCCTTTCTTTTGAATTCAAATCATGCGTTCCATTTTCGCGATGCCAATACCCTTTATGCGTATGTGGGTCAAGCGCAACTTTGTCAACGAAATGTGAGTGCCCTCGGTCTATCTGCTTGTAACGCTTATTATGTTTGTCATAATAAGTTATGTTCTTTAATTCTCCCTGAGCGTTAATGGTTGCATATATGCGGCCTTTTGTCATCGTCTCCATCGGTGTTTTAGCCGATTTTGAATCATTGTATCTGACAAATTTAATATTCCCGGATGTATACAGCGTGGTGTATTCCGTTCCATACGTTCTGCCTTTTTCACTTATCCCGCTTGATGCGCCTCTACCACCCATCACATTCGGCCTCCCTGAATTTTTCTTGGAATGCCCTGATCCTAACAATATTTTCTTTGCATCCGTCTGGGACAGTTCCATAAAAAATGACGGTCTCCGGTTTCAGGCGTCTGACCATCTCTTGGTATCCCCGTGCGAACAGTTTTTGCGATTCTTCACTGCGTTGCGTGCCTACACTGGACACTGCAACTGTGCTCCCAACAGGTTCGCCGTCAAAACACCATTCATAGCTGGATTCATCACTCCAGCCAACCGTTGGGATGACTGTAACTCCATGTTCTTGCAGATATGCCCCAATCCAATGCTTCCTGTAGTGGTTGTAAATCTGCACCGCCTTGGGAAAATCCGTATACAAGGAGAAATCCGGTGTCATAACGCAACGAAACTGCTGGAGCATGGGTAGGTACTGGTCTGGGTTCTTCCAAAGCCGCTCAAATTGGTAGTCATCCACAAAGAAGTGCAGTCCCTTTTTGCTTCTCTCTTTACACGTTTTGGCGTAATTAAATCCGATAAACTCGCAGTCACCGTCGAACTGTACTGGCTGCAACTCCGGTATGTTATACTTGCCTGCACCCCGGTAAATCCTTTTCTGGAGGTTTCCAAACCTTTTTGCGTGCATATCGTCTCTCCACGAAAATGGGGACCTCCGCGCGAACGGCAGTCCCCTAAAAGCGTTTCGCTTTTGTTCGCCCCCGCTTGCCGGCCGGGGATCACCGCTTTGTTGGAGCCCCCACAGGAGACTCCCCCAGCGTAGTCCGCAAACATACGCCTCAATTACCCGGGACCACCAGTTGGGATTGCACCAACGACCTGACGCAGGACAACCTGCGTCCGCTCTCCCGCTGAGCTATGGTGGTGTGTTTGCCGCTACGCAGTGGAGGGGGCTGCGGCTGCCCCTGACAGTCTAATAGGTCTGCGTTACCCGGCATCGCGCACTGTCTGCCGCTCCGCCCTTTGGTCTTCGCCCATGCCGGGCATTGCACCCAGCCCCGTGCCTTACGCAATGGGCATATCATTTCGGTGGCCTCACCAAAATGATGGCGGACAAGCCGCCCGCCATCATCCGGTAAAGGGAGGGATAAGAAAAGAGTCGCCACCTGCTTGTCCGCCTTCCAGGCGCGGAGAACAGCCAGCTCTCCGCGCCCACTCGAAAGGAGGAACCCCCACAGCGGTCATCCGTTACCCGCTATGGGATGTTACTATTTTCTCACACTTTTTTGGCTGTTTAAGGTGACATTTCTCCTTTTGGCCACTTTGTCCCGCGGGATATAGCCCATGTAGTGCCCCACCAGCCGGACAAACTCCGTATGCAGCTCTTTCGCCCGGTCTTTTGAGTACCCCACCTCATAGGCTGCTCCCTCAATGGTTTTCCAGTAGCGCTTCCAGTATAACAACTCAATGAGCCGGATCCGGTCACGTCCGTTTGTCATCTGCTCCGTCTCTTTCACCGCTGCCGCAATGGCAAGGTAGATTTTGTAGTCACCATCGTACAAGCGCTCTAACGCCGCTGTCTCCGTCGTTCTGCCAGGGTCACTACCGTGACCCACTCCCTCTGCGTATCGCGCCGTCACAGCCACATTTGGGGCCTCATACTGCTGTTTGAGTCTTGGATAGGCTCGCAGGGCGTTTCGGATACTGCCCCACCACCAGTAGCGTTGCTTACTCATCTTGCAACCTCCCAGTCAGGATGTATACGACGTCAATGCCCGCCTCACACAAGGTCTGGAGCACTTTTGCGCTCGGGTTAACACCGTGTGCCCAATAATGCACCGCCTTGCGGTCTATGTTCGTTGCCCGCTCAAATTTGATCGGCGTCCCCCATCGCGCCCTCACGCACTCTGCTGTCCGGTAGCCTATGCGCTTGTCTACACCTTGCCGTCGCCCACTCATTTATCCGCCCTCAGCTCGTCGAGCGCCAGGTTGATGAGCAAGCAGCCATAGCTGAGCATTGTGCACGTTTCGTGGCACGCGCATTCTTTACACGCCTTTGTGCCTTTGACCCTATATTTCAGCTCGGTCAGTCCGTCACGGATATTCGCCCGCTTCCGCTTTTCCTCCGCCTGCTGCTCCGCAGTGGGCTTAAATTTTGCGCTGTTGTCGTAAAACGGGCAGTCCATGCGGCGTGGGAAGCTCGTGTCTGTCAGCGCCACGCATCTCCCGTTGCAGTCTAACGCCTTGCAGCGCGGATGCTCCCATTTGCATTTTCGTGCGTCCATTTTCTTCCTCCTTCCGGCGTCAACGCCGCTATTAGATCACATTGTTGTCAATCCATTCATACCGCTGCTCAAAGGGGACATAGCTGTCACCGCACACTCGCTTGAGTGCCTCATCAAATTTGCTCCGGACGTATCCGATCTCGGACGTTTTGTCCTCAGGCTTCGGTGTTGCTGTAACCTCCCACCATTTCTCCAACTCGGTGTTGAGTGCCCGGTTAAACCGTTCCAATCGCTCCTGCCCAAACCCAAACTCATTGTTGAGCACCAGCAAGGCACAATCACCGATGTAGTTTATCATCGTGTCCTGCATGGCCTGTTTTTCTACGAGCTTGTACCTCAGCGACATTTCCTTCGGGTTGTCGCAAAAGCGGCGCTTTCTTTTTGCCATCAGCTCACCTCTCTTGCCTTGTACTGCCCATAGCTCAACCCCAACTCCGCCGCCCTAGCAGCGTCCAGAGACAGCGGACTGAGCGTCCTGTACCGCTGGTATGTACGCTCTACGCCGCAGGTACGGGCATGGCCGGTCTCCTGGAGGCAGGCACAGTACATGGTCTTGCTTTTCGCACTGTCCATGTGCTGCCAGTGGGGGCAACCCTTGCACGGGTTTGCGGCTCGCGTTGCTACAGACCTTGGCGGTTTCTTTTTTGCCGGCTTCTTCGGCTTCACGGGGTTTGCGCAGTGCCGTTTGCGCCGTTCTTCCGCCTTTCTTGGCACGCCATCCAACAGCTCCGCCAGTCCCTCCGGGCTCGCTCCCATGAGCTCCTGTAGTTTTGCCTCGTGGCTTGCCGGGATGTGTCTCCCGCGCTCCCAGTTGCTGATTGATGAGTGTATTACCCCAAGCACTCCGCCGAGTGCCTCCTGGCTGAGGCGCTCCCGCTGCCTAAATGCCCTGATGTCTTGCCCTGTCATGTCTCATCCTCCTCCGGCGGTGTCGCCGTCCTGACCCACAAGGGCAGCAGCCCAGGCGTGTGCCCCATCAGGATCAGGCGCCCGTAGTAAACGCAGTGCGCCATCCGCCCCCACTGCTGGGCGATCCCGTGCCTGCACACAGCGTGGTGCAGACAGGTGTCGCATAGGTTACGCTTTGTCATCGTCATGCCCCCTCAGTATCCGCAAACACTCCTGATAGCC